CATAACGGGAATGCCTGTGCGGGTTTATCGCGGCTGGCCGCTGATGGGGCCTTTGGCTAACGATCTGGCAGGCGGTGTTGCAAATATCAGCGTGTTGTCTGTGGCCGGCGCGACGCACAACACGACGCGCTGGGCGCCGCGGTCGTACGACACGCCAGGCCAGGTGACATTGCAGGTGTCGGTGAATGGAATTTCAGCGACATTCAGTGGGACGGCCGGTGTTGGACAGGTTGCCGGATTGCTGGTGGCGAACCAGCCATTTGTTTATCGCGGGCAGGCGGGCGATACGCCGGCGGTTGTTGCGGCCAGCCTCGCGCAAGCCGTAAGAGGCGAAAGAGCCTGCTGGTTGTCGGGCACGACGGTGACTGTGCCTGGTGCCAGCTCTATCATCGCTCGCGTGGTCGCAGATGGATTTTCGGTGACGGAATGGGGTCGGCAGCGGCAGGGGTTCAGGATATCGGCATGGTGCCCTGATCCGATCACGCGGGATACTCTGTGCGGTGCTATCGGTGCCAATTTCTCGGCTATCAGCTTTCTAACTTTCGTTGATGGAACGAGCGGGCGGCTTCGCTACAGATCGACAGCCAGCTTCGATGACGACCAGGATGCGCAGCAGTACCGGCGTGACCTCGTGTTCGATGTTGAATATGGCACGACCGTCGATGCCAACGCGCCTTCAATGTTGTTCGGTGACCTGATGTGGACAGGAACGCCGATTTACGGGTGATCGGGATCCGGATGCGAGCTGGGGCGAGCGTCCTGCAATCAATCTGAAAAAGATTAACTTCTTGTCGCACTTTGGCGGCAAGTCAATGACGCATGTTTTGCCTTTGGGCAGCGGCGTTAAAAGGGGGTTTTGAGCATGCCGATCGTGCAGCAAGGATCTTTGAATACAACAGCACTGGTTGTGCCGGACCTGTATGTACAGATCGTGCCGCCGCAAAATCTTGTTCTGAATGGGGTTCCGACGAACCTGATCGGTGTGGTCGGCACAGCCAGCTGGGGGCCGGTGAATCAGCCGGTTGTCGTGGCAACCATGGCGGATTACGCGCAGAACTTTGGGCCGATCGTTGCGCGCAAATATGATATGGGCACGTCGGTGGCGACTGCTGTGCAGCAGGGCGCCACGGATTTCCGGTGCGTGAGGGTGACCGACGGGACGGATGTGGCTGCGAGCTACGCCGTGGGGGCTGCGAACGACACGTTTGCGGCCATGTTCACCGCCCTCCATACAGGGTCATTAGGAAACAACGTTACCCTTACGTTGTCGCAATCGGGGCAGGGTGGAGCGTGGCAACTCGTCGTCGGGCTGCCTGGCCTAGTGCCTGAGGTTTACACGAATATTGCGGCGCCCTCGAATGCCGCCTTCTGGCAAAATCTGGTCAACGCGGTCAACCAGGGCACCGGTGCCCTGCGCGGTCCGTCGCAAATTGTCGTGGCGACGCTAGGGACAGCCACATCCGGGGCGCCGGCTGCGTTCGGACCGCAGTCACTTTCAGGGGGCGCCGATGGCGCTTCGGGCGTGACGGCGGCAAGCCTGGTTGGACTGGATAGTTTGCCGCGCACGGGCATGTATGCGCTGAGGTCCCAGGGCTGCGGGATCTGCGTGCTGGTCGACTCGGACGACTCGACGCAGTGGACGACTCAGGCGGAGTTTGGGCTTTCGGAAGGGGTTTACATGATCCTGACTGGCCCGCAGGGGCAGACGATTACGGGCGCCGTGTCGCTGATGCAGACTGCGGGGTTGGATTCCTATTCTGCCAAGCTGATGTTCGGTGATTGGGTGTATTGGTACGACCAGGCGAATGCGGTTACGCGGCTTGTTTCGCCGCAAGGTTTTGTGGCGGGGCGGCTTGGCAACCTTTCGCCCGAGCAATCGAGCCTGAACAAGCCGCTTTACAGTGTGGTGGGAACCCAGTGGTCGGGCGCGCCGAATACCGGCCAGGTTTCGACGTATAGCGACGCGGAATTGCAGGTGCTGTTCCAGGCCGGTATTGACGTGATCAGCAATCCGCAGCCGGGAGGCGCATATTGGGGCGTTCGGTGTGGGCATAATACATCATCGAACCCTGCCATTCATGGCGACAATTACACGCGCTTGACGAACTACATCGCGGCTACGCTGGCGGCGGGGATGGGGCAGTTTGTCGGCCAGGTAATCAATTCGGCGCTGTTCCAGCAGATCAGGTCGACACAGCTGAGCTTCCTGCAAAATCTTTTCGCCCAGGGTGTGCTGGGAAGCATGGACGGCTCCCTGCCATTCTCGGTTATCTGCGATACCAGCAACAATCCACAGAGCATGACAAATCTCGGCTTTGTTCAAAGCAATGCCCAGGTTCAATTCCAGAGCATCAATGAGATGTTCATCGTGAATGTCGAGGGTGGGCAGACTGTGATTGTGCAGCGGCAGACGCTTCCAGGAGGCATTCCCTCGGCGCAGTGAGCCTGACGACAGGTAACGCACGCGTTCAATTTGCTATTGTTAAGCTCGCCATGGCGACAGCAGGTTTAGGAGAGAGAAAACGATGCCGATCAACTCCTTTTCGATCGGTCGCGATTGCCAGCTTGTGGTTATTGGACCTCAGGGGCGCGTGGACCTGACTTATGTGAGCGGTTTCGAAAGCCGGCAGATGACGCAATCGGTGCGGCTGGATCGACTGGACGGCGTGCCGATGGGCGCCGAGCTGCCAAAGGGGTGGGAGGGGAGTTTCGAGGTTGAGCGAGGCACCAGCGCAGTAGACGACTTCATCTCCCTGGCAGAGCAGACATTTTTCACGCAGGGGGCGTTGCCGGCCGGCACGGTTTACCAATACGTGACGGAAGTGGATGGCTCGATATCCACTTATCAATTCAGCGGCGTTGTTTTCAAGCTGGTGAATGCCGGTAGCTGGAAGGGGGACGCCAGTGTGAAGCAGAAGCTGGAATTCTTCGCGACGCAGAGGCAGCGTATCTGATGACATCTCCCAGTGCGCAGATCGTCAGTGCCGCAATGGCCCCTTTGGTGGTGCGCGATGCGGATGGACGGGAGCTGGTGCTACGGCGGTTGAGCGCGCTCGACCGGTTGCGTTTGTTCAAGGCGATCGGCCCCTCGCTTTCTCAGAACAATCTTTATCTCGGCATGGCAACACTGGCTGCTTCGGTGACAGCGATCGATACGATACCTGTTCCCGCGCCCGTGAATGAGGGGCAGTTGGAAGCGCTTGTCGGACGGCTTGGCGATGCGGGCATTGCCGCCGTTGCGGCGGCGCTTGCTGCGGACGCGCAGCCGCCGATGGGGAGTGCCGCACAGGGAAACTGAGTGGGCACCCCGATCTGGTTGACTGCCTCTACCTGGTCAAGAACGGGGTGCCATTCGATGTCGCTTTTTCGCTGCCGGCGGATGAACGACTGGCCTGGGTTGTCGCGATGGGACGGTTCGACGGCATGGATTTCGATTGGGGCACACGGCGTTGGAAGAAACCTTGAACGAAGCGCTGCTTGCCGCAGGGGAGCGGCTGGCTGAGGCGATGCGGACGGGATTGTTAAACCAGGGGCTGCCTGCGGATTTGTGCGTTTTCATCGAGGGGAGGCGGGTTGTGGTCGGAAGCCGGTCTGCCGCTGTGCGAAATGGGGAAATGGGAACTCCGTCGTTCCCGCCAAAGGCAGTACTGGAGTGGTCTGCGCGTGATGCGACCCCTGCCTTGCTTCAAGACATCGCTGCAAGACTTCAAGGTATGTACTCTTGATCGAGGCATTTGAGATTGGTGTTACTCTCGCATTGCGGGATGGTGTGTCGGACAGCATTGCGCAGGCGAAGCGTAACGTTGAGGCCTTGCAAAAAGCTGTCGATACGAGTGGCCTTTCAGTACGCACGTTGCGGGACGCGGGCCTCCGCGCCATTACGCTTGGCAACGTTCAACCTCAGCAAGACCAGGTGCGGCAAAAAGCGGCTTCGCCAGCGCGCCGACAGGAACCAGCGGGGCCTGCGTGTGCAGCCGGCGAGACAGGCTGGCCTGTTCAATCTCAGAGTGGTGATGGGCCGGTTGCCCTCGGACCCGCGCATATCGAGGTCAGCCGCGTTATTGAACGAGAGCCGGGTGAAGGTTTTCGAAACGAGACGACTCCCGCGTCAGTGAGTGCGGAACCTTCGCCGCGTGTCGAGCAAGCTGTGACCAGGAGCGGCGCTGAGCCGTATGCTTCCTCTGATGATGCTAAGGAGCCGGGCCAGGGAGAGTTTGCAGCGCCGGCGGAGGCGCGCAAGGAGGCCGAGCCGCAGGTATGGACCGCTGGACCTATGCGCCAGCCGGAACTCGGTATGCTGCCCGTTCCACGGGCAACAGAGCAGCCTCAGGAACCTTACCCGGTTGTTCAGCCAGGCGTGGCCCGAAGTTTAGAGACGGAGGAACCGCGTACCGCGACACCGCCCAGCACCGAGCTTCGGACGATTTCGCTAGGTCAGAACAGTTTCGGCATGATGGATATCGGCTCTGTGGGGCCGGTTGGATTTGACGGTGGCGCCGCAGGCGCTGCGGATCGCGTAGAACCTGTGCCGCCGGGATCCTCGCCGGCGCCCAACAGCCTTTTGCAAGGCGTTGGGGGGATGGCTCTGGATGGCGCAGACGTTGGGACGTCCGTCGCTCCGGACACTCAGCGGGTGGGAGAAGAGGTGCCGCGGCAACCGATTTCGGTGTGGACGCAAGGAGCGGATGACGCAGGGGCGCGTGCGGCTTGGTTTTCATCTTCCGGGAACTTGCGCACTGTTTTGACGACGGCCTCGCCGCAGGCAGGCTCGATGGCGCCACAGTCGCGTGGGCGCGCACAAGAGGCGCCGAGCGGTGACGTGTATTTGGACGGCGCACTCGTAGGGCGGTGGATGTCGCGCTTCCTGAAGCGGGAGGTGGAGCGAGCAGAGTCCGGACCTACCGGCTTCGATGCGAAGCGGGGCCGATTGCTGCCTGGGGTGACGGTGGGGGGATGATGGCGCTTCTGGTGCTAGGAGGCTTTGAGTTTTCCGGATTTGAAGTGCCGGGCGAAGTTTCTTTTGGCGGTGCGCAAAAATTGGCCGTGCACAAGCTGATTGGCGGCATGCGGGTTATCGACGTGATGGGGCGGGATGATTCGGACGTTATCTGGTCCGGCATTTTCTCCGGCAGCGATGCGGGGGACCGAGCCCGCATGCTTGACGCCATGCGAGTTGCGGGTGAGCCACTGAGCCTAACCTGGGACGAATTCTGCTATACTGTTTATATCGAGAAGCTTGATCTGAACTTTTGCAATCCTTGGTGGATACCCTACCATATTTCCTGTACGGTCGTCGCCGATCAGGCACAGAGTATATCCAGCTACCTGCCTGATCTCGCGGATGCCATTGCAGGGGATCTGACATCCGCATCCGCTTACTATGATGTTTCCGACGCGTTGGCGGCGACATCGGTTTCGGACGCTCTGACCCCTGGCGATCCGGATTTCACATCCGCTTCGGTTGTTCTGGCAAATACCGCACAGGGCATTGATGCAGGCATCCAGACGGCGCAGGCCGGCTTGAGCTCCACGAGCGTTGCATCATTGGTGAGTGCCTCGGGGAGCCTGGCACAACTTTGCGCCGCGCGTGGCTATGTCGAGCGATCCATTAACAATCTGGATGCGGGGACGTGATGCAGGTGATTGTTGTGAGCGGAGGAAATCTGTTCCAGATCGCGGCGCAGTACCTGCTGGACGCCACACAATGGATCAGGATAGCGCAGCTGAATGGCATAAGCGATCCTTGGCTGGATGGGCTGCAGAGCCTGACGCTGCCGGATCCGGATGCCTCGGCGGGGGGCGGGGTTGGGCAGCAGTAATGTTCGTTCGCCCGGTATCCTTGTTTTGGCCGATGGCGTTCCGGTGGCTGGCATTCTGGATGTTCAGATCGACAGCAACTCGTATCAGTCGGCGAACCGCTACCGCGTCCGGGCTTCGCTGGCCGCATCAGGATACGACGTTTGGTCGGCGGATCAGATACAGCTAGAAATCCGGCTCGGGCTGGATGGCGGCTGGTGCAGCATGATCGTGGGACCGGTCGATCGCATAGCGGTGGACCCAGCTTTAAACGAGGTTGTGGTTGATGGACGCGACCTGACTGCAAGCTTCATAGAGGCGCGTACGCAGGAGAGCTTCGAGAACCAGACGTCGAGCGATATTGCAACGACGCTAGCGCTGCGCCATGGGCTTGTTCCCGTGGTGACGCCAACGACGACTTTGGTTGGGCGGAATTTTCAGAATGACCATGTTCGATCGACGCTGGATCAGCACGCCCGCTCAACCACGGAATGGGATCTGCTTGCAAGATTGGCAGAACTGGAGAATTTCGACGTCTGGGTCGATGGGCAGACGTTGAATTTTGCCCCGCTGAGTGCCGATCTGGATCCACTTCTGCTTATGCCGAGCGATTGTATTTCAATGCGGCTTGAGCGTTCGACTGCGTTGACCGCCGGCTTGGGTGTGGCGGTAAAGAGTTGGGATTGCAGGGGCACGCAAAGCATATCGCAGACCGCGACGACAAGCGGCTATACGGGCGATGCACCAAGCTACGTCGTTGTAAGACCAAATATGACGGCGGATGCAGCGCAGACTCTTGCTAACCGCATTGTGTCGCTCATGGCCCAGCAGGGCCGCGTGATTCACATCGAAATGCCGGGTGATCTTACGACTTATCCAAGAGGGTCCTTGGCCATCGCGGATACGGGGACGGATTTCGACGGACTTTACATGGTGACCTCCGTCGAGCGCTTTATTTCTTTTGAGCATGGATTCTCTCAGACTGTAGAGGCCAGGATCCCGCCATGGACGGATTTCTAAACCTCTGCAAGGCGCATGCGTCGCAGATTGACCAGGGTTGGGCGCAGCCGCGCCTGGCTACGGTAAGTTCGGTTGATCCGGCAACCTATACGGCACGCGTGGTGATTCAGCCTGAGGGCGTGCTTTCCGGCTGGTTACCTATTGCGTCACCCTGGATTGGTGCGGGTTGGGGCCTTGCCTGCCCGCCTTCGGCCGGTGACCAGGTTCTGGTTCTGTGCCAGGAGGGCGAGTCCGAGCACGGTATCATCGTTGGCCGGCTTTGGTCGACGACTGCGACGCCACCGGGTGCACCGGTGGGTGAGTTGTGGCTGATGCACCAGAGTGGCAGCTTCATCAAGCTGCACAATGATGGATCGATTGAAAGCAAGGCGTCGAGCTGGACGCATAATGGCGACCTGCATGTTACGGGCAATGTTTTTGATTCGGATAACTCGCTGGCAGACTTGCGGTCGCATTATAATGAGCATGTTCATCCGCCGAGCAACACGCCTCCTACACCGATTGATTGACTTTTACGCGTGGGTTTGGGGCAGAGCCCCACGCTTAAGCTACTTGACGAGGCGGTAAGCGTGCGGACGCGCGGGAAGGACGATCATGCAGGACGCAGCTTTGCTGTGGGGCGGGGATCTCTCGGCCGGACCGACAGGTGACATCGCGCTCGCAAGTGGGACCATTCTGGGCCAGCAACGCGTGTTACGACGGCTTTTGACCAATCCAGGCGATTACATATGGCATTTGAAATACGGCGCTGGATTGCCGCATTTCGTCGGCCAGACAACAAATGCGGCGGCCATCAAATCGGTGATACGGAGCCAGATTTTCATGGAGTCGGCGGTTGCCAGATTGCCGGAGCCGGAGGTTGATGTGCAAAATGCGCAGAATGGCAGCGTTTATGTCTATATACGCTATGTCGATTCTACAACTGGCGGAACTCAGGTGTTATCCTTCTCGGTGAATTCCTGAGATGATCCTTCCTCTGCAAACTTTTACGACGCTGGTGCAGAACATGGCGGCCGGTGTGCAGGGCAGCGCTGCACAGCTGATCGATCTTTCCGTTGGCAGTGTTTTGCGCGCCTTGCTTGAAGCTTGTGCCTCCGTGGCGCTGTGGATGCAGTGGCTGATCCTGCAGGTTCTTTCTATGACGCGAGCCGCCACCAGCGCCGGGAGCGACCTGGATAGCTGGATGGCTGATTTCTCGCTTACGCGATTGCCTGGTGCAGCTGCGATGGGCTCGGTGACGTTCTCGCGCTACACTGTTGGTATCAACACGACCATAACCGTGGGCCAGCAGGTCAGCACCAGCAACGGTGCACAAAGTTTTTCAGTGGTTGCGGTATCGGAAAACCCTGCTTGGAACGGGAGCAATGGGTATAGCTTGGCAGCCTCCGCGGCAAGTGTAACCGTTCCCGTTCAAGCAACAGCGGCGGGAAGTGCTGGCAATGTACTTGCAAATGCTATTCAGCTTCTTGCCACGCCTATACCTGGTATCGA